AATATTGTTTTCGAGCATTTCACCAAAATCCTTTAGAATTGGGAGTCTAATTTCAATTTTGGAGATGTCAATAAACTTAATAAGCTTTAAATACATTTTGATTGCGGCTAGCAATCCGCGATTTTCTGTTTTATCGGCGTCATTATTCGTGGCAATAATAACTCTGTCAAGAGATTGTGAGATGAGGTATGAAATTTGTTTAGAGCTTATGTCTAATCCAAATATAACCATATGATTGTAAATGCCTTGTTCAGATAAAGCAAGGCTATCACCAATGCCTTCAACTAATATGATTTCTTTTTTTGAAGATACCGCATCTTTAAATATGTTATTTGGTCGGCTAGGTATATTGATTGGATAGACCCAATTCGCTTTTCTGCCTGAATGCTTCCATTTGGAAAAAAACGAATTAGAGTTCCATAGTAGATGTCTGCCGCTTAATCCCACGACTCTTTCATTCTCGTTGAATATCGGAAAAACAAACCTGCCATTCATTTTACCAGACATCGAAAATCCAGCCCTGTAGATTTGCAGCGTATTATCTGATATTTTCTTTTTATTATAAAAAGAATAGTGAGGTAATAGCGTTTTTACTTCATCGTGATCAAAAAATTGCTCTGTTTCCATCTTGGGCGCTTTAGTTACTGGTATAAATGATTCTGTGTTATTTTCAATAGAAGCCAATACTTCCTTTAATTTAGTATCGTCTTTGCAGGTTAATTCAATTAATTTTTGCAGTGGCTTGTACGAAGTGTTCGTAACAAAATCTCTCCATACACCAGTGTCTTTCCAAATTTGAAGAGCAGTTCTATTATCGCCGTCTCTATAGACTGCGGCTGACTGCCAATACTTGCCTCTATCGGAGAGATTGTAACCCAAGTCAACCAAGATTTTTTCAATCTTTTCTGGGTCTTGCTTAATCGAATTCAGGTACGTCGTCGGTTCCATCTTGTGATACTGTAGCGTTTGTGTTCAAAGAGTCAACGATATCTCTCAAATCTCCCTTCTCAACGACAGAGAAATTTTTGATTTCGAGGTTAATAAAATTTTTCTTCAGAGTATTGTCTGGCATTTTAATTGGATTCAAAGCTCCTTCTAAATCTTTGCCCAAATGTCTAGCTTTAATATTAATTAGTTTGTGAGTTCCAAATCCAGACTCATTTAATAACTCATCATTCGTCTTGTTGCGAAGAATGAACATGTGAGATGAAAACTGAGTAATTCGATCTGATAAAGAAACTATACTTTCGTCATCAACAACATTAGCCGCCTGCTTATTCGTTACAATGCCACTTCTATTGGACTGTACCGAAGTCATCATTGAAATGCATGGCCCTTTTTCGCCCAAAATATCCCTTTGAATGCATTTTTTATATTTATCAACCATTTCACCCACGACTTCCCACTCTTTTTTATTAGCGGTGTTTTCATTTGTTGTTTTGATGTAGTCAAAACTAAAAATTAGTGGATTATTTCTGCCGATCTTTGAGTAATAAAATCTTTTTAAAACACTAATCTGTGAATCCACATTCATTCCGCCGACATTGTAGTAATAGAGCTGTTTATATCTATTCTTAATATCCTCCCAAACAGACCTTACTCTTTGAACTATTTCTGATCCAGCTTTTCTCCAGTTTCCGCTTTCAAGCAAATACATTGGAACTTTTGAAATTGCCGCGCACTGTCTGTAAATAATTTCTTCTTTGCTCATTTCTCCATTATCAAAGTGCAGAACCGGAACGGAATAAGCTTCTGAAACTTTAGTTGTGAAATCCAAACAAAATTGGGTTTTTCCAACACCAGAACGAGCAACGATGACAGTAATATTACCTGGCCTTAATAAAGAGCCATACATGTTTTGAACTTTTTTATGTGGCCCAGCAAAGCCGAATTCGTCTACAGGATTATTGCCTCTCTCTTCAATCAACTCCTCCATTTGATCGAAGATGTTCTCTGGCTGACCAGCGCCGGTTTCATAGAGATTGATCTGATCGTTATATAGCTTATCAGCAGTTTCAATAATTGTCGCATAATCGGAAGAAGGGGATATTTTACGCATCTCGCGATTGATTTCGGCTCCACAATGAGCTATCTGCCTTCTAATCGTATACTTTTTTAACTCCCTAGCTACACTGACAACAGAATCTGGTGAGATTTTTTTAAGAGAGAGCGATTCAATGTAATCAGAAGGATTAACGTTATCTTCAAAAGAGATGCCATAATTTTTTACTCTTTGAGCGATAACCACTTCATCAATCTTTTCGCCATTATCAATCGCTTGTTTTAATACTAAGAAAAAGGTTCTATTTATTTTCGATGTCTCGGACCAGAAATCTTTCTCCGTGATGAATGCTGATATATCCGCGTATCTATCTGGGTATTTAATTAAACCAGCAAGCAATTGCGTTTCTAAGTCGTAAGAATGTATCATGCAAAACTACGCTATCACTCTTCTATGGTCGTGTCAACAGAATCTTCCACAGAATTCACTTCGTCTAAATACTTTTCGAGAGCTTTTATTAATCCCATTTCAACGATTGGGCTACCGATTTTGCTATAAATCATGGGGCACCCTTGTTGATCGACGTAAGCCACTATAAAACCCTTAGAAGACTCATCACAGCCGGTAAACTCGAACAGCCTATTGAAATAATTTTCAGGAATTTTAAAGTTTTTAAAGTTGTCCGTGCTTTGATCTTTCATGTCCTTATAATATTACACCTTGACTCTCAAATAAATGTATGTCTATAGTATCCTTTTCGTATATTGTTATCAATTTAATATCATTTATTTCGCAGAACCTTTCTTTGTTCTGATCTCTTTTAAGTTGGTCTAAAAAATTGGCCCTGTTTTGATGAAAAAATTCAATATATTTGACATGTTGCCGACCTTGAACTTCTACTGCAATTTTTTTATTTGCGTTGTAAAAATCAAGCGACAAACGTGTTCCGACGATAGGGAATTCCTCAAAGACGATATTATGCAGCCAATATCTTTTTAAAAACTTTTTTACTTCTGTTTGGAATTTGCTTCTACTATCGCCAGTCCAATTAATCAAATATTTTTGTAAATTTCTACATTTCCTCTTCTTGTTCGTCAGTGTTGTGAACTGCATTAGATTGATTTAAAATATTGCTCTTGATGTATTTAATTAAATAGTTCTTTAAGTTGGGATTGTCCATTATTAGCTTTTCAAATTTTGCTGCGCCTTGAACTTGATTAGGAAAGTCTTTAAAGCCAGAATCTTTTATATTGGCGATAAAATCTTCATCGAAACTAATCCAAGCCCCCCTTTGGGATGCCAGCTCCCACATTAATAGAAAATCAAATATCTCTTTTTCAATCCAATTTGAAGTTCCGTTCTTGCGCCCGTAACGAATTGGATAGCGAATTTTTGCATTTGTCTTTTCGTTTGGTGATTTCTTAACCACGATTTTAACTAGGTGTCCAATATATGGATTTTTACGTTCATCATATTGAGCGTTTTGATTTTCTAAAAACATATCTCCGTTAAATCGCGGCTCAAATTCTACAATCCAATTAGCAAAATGCAATAAAGCGTTGCCGCCTGTTGCGCTTGTCTGTCTGATTGGAGCCTTACTGTAAGGATCAAGTTTGATATCCGCTCTAACTTGAGATATAAAGATTGCGAGATGACCACGCTTTTGAAGTGCGATAGACAGTCTTTTCATTAAATCGGCAGCAATAACCGCTCCACCAGCAACCTTTTGAGACTCTTCGAAAGTTTTATCTAAATCGCCTTTTCTAATTAACCCATCAACAGAATCCAGAATAAACAAATACTTGATCTTTTCTTCGTTCTTGCCCACCAACTCCCTCATTGCATCAAAAACTGTTTCATGAATATTTGATTCAAAAACGAAACACGTTCCTGTTACCCATTCTTCTGGAGTAAAAACAAATTTAACTCCAGAGCGTTCGATCATGTCATTACTCAATCTTCCTTCCGCTTTGATATAAAAACCTTTGCCGTCGTTCTTTCTATCTTCTAGAAAGTTTTTCATGAACTGTAATGCGGAGCTTGTTTTGCCACCTTCATTTATGCCGCAAAATC